ATACCGCTAATTAGCGCTACGTAAATCTCGGTCGGCATGCAGGCTCACAAACTGCTGCACTTTCAAGGGTACCTTGTCCCCTGTGTAGTACCTGATGTGCCAAGGCTCTGATTGCAGCTCCCAGCAAAAGCCGTACCAGTCAGCATTGGCGAGCATCCATTTCAGTCGATCACCGCTAGCGCTGCTGACATCTACAGCCAGCCCGAGATTGTGCATTGATGTGCCGGGTGTTGCCATCGGTGCCATGCCGGGTTTCAGGTAGTACTTCTGCCCTTTGTACGTGCGCACAGACGTAGTGGGGATAGGTGCTGTGGTGTATCGGGCCATAAAGCCTCGCTCCTGCGTCTCAAGGCTCCTGTACGTGTCTGCCACGCTTGTGGGCTTGAATGGCCTGATGCCGTCAGCGTGTGCAGCTCGACGCATCGCCTCCCACGCTTGCGCCGCCAATGGATGTAGTTGCCCATAGGGCCGAATCGTTTTGAGCAGGTAGGCAGGCAATCGCCCTGGCTGTACGCCTCGTAGGTCAGCAGGTAGTACTACTGGCTTGACCGGGTATTTCACTTGCGTCCGTACCGCGTGTCTTTAGTGTTTGCCCAAGCGTAGATCATTGGCAGGACTGCTGCTATCCCTGCCTTTAGCGCGTTTTCTACGTTGTAGTTGCTTGTGATAAGCACGGCGGCGCTTCCAGCGACGAAAGCTTTCAACCAGTCTTCGAGTATCGGTGCCCACTTCATTCAGGCTCCACTGATGAAATAAAGTTCGTCCCATCCCAAATGTCACCAATGCCTGCGTACTTGCCGCGAAAATTGGCGTGGTATGAAGTTTGCAACCATTCGCCAGCAAGGCCGATAGATGCAATAAACGTTTGACCGACTGATTCGGATGTTGGAAAATCGCCGCCGCCACAATCGTCATTAGACACAACGATTACTTGTGAGACGATTCCGTTTTCAACTTTTGCGAAATGTGCCATAGTTACGCCTTGAATCTTACGAGAACGATACCGGAACCGCCATTAGCGCCATTGTTAGTGCTGGCTGCACCTGCACCGCCGCCGCCACCAGTGTTCGTTCCGCCTGCTGTTTGAGGAGCGCCGCCGCCACCATCTCCAGCCGTGCCACCTTGACCGGCACCGCCGCCGCCATAGCGCGTAGTTCCCGCGGATTCGCCACGGAAGGCCGAAGCGTCAAATCCGTCGCCGCCGTGACCGTTTCCGTCAGTGTTTCCCGCTTCGCTCGTTCCACCGCCGCCGCCGCCGATAGAGCCAACAGTGAGACCGCCTGCAAAGCCTGCTGTTGCATCGTTGGTTGATCCAGCTCCTGATGCGCCGCCGTCGCCACCACCACAAGCACCAACGACTCGTCCAGCACCGCCACCGCCGCCACCACCGCCGCCACCACCGCCGACAGATACACCATCAGATTGTGATCCGACTGCACTGCCAGTACCGATGTTGCCAGCCGTGCCTGTTGCGCCAGTGCCGCCAGCACCAATGGTTACGGTTGCATTTGCTGAAAGATAAACAGTTTGCACGCGAAGGCCACCTGCACCGCCGCCACCATTGATTCCCGATGAACTGCCGCCTGCGCCGCCGCCGCCCACCAACATGATGTCAAATAAGCCAGCCCTTGTTACGGTCAAAGTACTCGAAGAAGTGAATCTAAGCAGCGTGTAATTGACACCGCCAACAGTGATTGACGATGACGTGCCGCCTGTGGCTACACCGTACCCAATCCCACCCGCACGAAAAAAGATAGCCGTAGAGGCGCTCGTGAAGTACAGCGCTCCACCCTCCCACTGAGCCAAGGCCAATGAGCCTGCACTGTTGACCGTTGCCGTTCCGGCTGTGATCGTGCATGTGCCTGTATTGATGTTGTGAATCCAAAGAACGTCACCAGCAGCAAACAGCCCGGTATTGACAGTGATTGTGGTAGCGCTAGCCGAGTTCATAATGACTCGAGTGCCAGCATCAGCCGCAAGGAGCGTGTAGCTGACAGTCTTGGTGCTGGCATCCCAGTTGAAATCGTTATTTTGCAGACTGTTCATTTGCGCTGCAGTCAGCACCTGTGCAGCTGTAAAGACTTGCTTGGTCATGGTTACCTCATCCTAATACGTTTGTGCCATCAAGTTGACCGTACACCGGGTCGTTCAGAATGAGCTGGAACACAATGGTGGTCGGGGCCGTGTAATAGGTAATGCGATGGCCTGACGCGAAATTGATGTTGCCCTCAATACCTTCAATGCTCAGCTCGGACGTGATGGTTGACAGCCCAGTGATGTCTTTAGTGATTGTGATGGTGTCTCCGATGTCCACGGTGGCAGCCAGCGCTCGCTCGGCGTTGTCCAGCAAAGCAAAGCTCGTGCTGACAGCCGTAAAGCGTGGGGCAGGTTCAGGCTCCAGCAAATAGTCAGCCAAGTCATCAATCTCGGTTTGATTATGCAGCAGGCTGTTGGTAATTGACTGCGACTGAATAAAGTACGTGGCCTGACTGCTCAAATCCTCAGCCAACGCATTCTTACCATCGAGCGCCTGCACGTAAGCACGATTCAGCACGCCATCAGCGTCAAACTCAATCTCTACGTTGTCATACGGTGTGTTGGTGTTGTCATCGGCAAACGTAATGACCGAACCGCTCAGCGTGGCTCCGATGCGAGGCTGGAACGTAAACACGCCAGCCCGACTCATAAACACGCGGCCCTGCTCTGCTTGGTTGATTTGCGTGATGTAGCTCAGCGTGTTTTGCCCGGCATTGAGCGTGTATGAGCTGTCATGACCCATGTTGACCGTACCCACGTCAATAGCCGTGGTGCCTGTGTAATTGACCTCTGGCAACGCTAGAACAGTCTCAATGCGTTCTCCCGAGGTTTCCGCACTCGGGTTGAACGCAGCCATCTGCGTCTGAGCCAGCAGGTAGAAATCGTCCGAGCACTGCACCGCCACCGTGTTAGGGCCAGCCAAAGCAAACTCGTAGTTGTAAGCCGTGACGTAGCCGACAAACAGGTATTCCGATGATCGGCTCAGCCTGACTCGACGCATAGGTGCAAGGCCCGGCTTGTCGTTGCTCGGGTCGTAATAGGGGCTGGCAGTGTCATACGGCCCGAGAATGCCTGTCTCGTCGGTCATGCGAAAGCTCATCGTCCCGGCACCGAACTGATCGTCCACGTTGCGGCGGCCTCGCTTGTAGGCAACCTCGGTCACATACTCGGTGATGTCTGCGTATGTCGTATTAGGGCCGAGCGTGTAGCTCGTGTTGTTTAGCACGCCCTTGGTTGCGTCATCCAACCTGAATGAGTTGTAATCAAAGCCTGTGTCAAGCTCGAGCAGGTAACTACCTGATTGGACAACGCTGGCAGCCATGGTTATGCAATCTGTACGTCAAGTGGGCCGCTGCGACGGTTGTACTGTTTCAACGCGTTCACGATGGTGTCACCTAGTCGCTCGTCGGCAATGGTGCTGTTGACGGTCACGTTGTACACAGCCTGTTTCGGTGCGTACGCCGCGTCCAGCATGGCTGGTACTTCGTAGTAACGGCTCTTAGGGTCATACACCGAAGGGTCAAACGGTTGCACGGTCATCTGACCGCCACCGCCACCGCGACTGCCACCGCCACCGCCACCCGATGGTGCAGGCAACGTCACTGGGGCAATAGCCGGAATGCTTGGCACTTGAATCATGCGCTCTACTCGATCAGGGCCAGCAGCTTCTGTTGGGCCGCCACCGCCACCGCCCGGCTTCAGCGTCGGAATGTTGCCTATTGACAGCTCTGGAATAAACGAAATGTCCGAACCTGGCTTTATCAAATTAATTCCACGAATCACCAAATTGATTCCTGAAATAATGCCGTTGATGACGAACTCCCACGTGTTGAGGATGCCATTCATGTAACCGATTACTGCGTTAGCGACTTTGGAGAACACGTTGCGGAAGGTTTCGCTCTTAGTCCAAGCCGCAACAAAGCCAACTACCAACAGGTTTAGTGCTGTTGCAACCAATGTAAATGGGTTGGCATTCATTACAAAATTGAGCGCCAAAATAGCTGCTGACAATGAACCGACTACCGCAATGGCACCGATGATAATTTGCGTGTTGTCTTTTAGGTATGTAGCGAATCGTTGCAAGGTTGGTAGCACTCGTTCAAGTATCGGCAAAAATGCTGCTCCGAGTGCTTCTTTTGTTTCGCCAATGGTCAATGACAGTTTTTTCATTTGACCCTCGGCGCTGTTGGCAGCCACAGCTGCTGATCCGCCGACCGTACCAGCCACAGCCGCAAACACCTCATCCAGTGACGCGCCTTCTTTGATAAGGCTTCGTACCGAGGGCAGCAACGTGCCCAACGCCTTAGTGTTGCCACCGTACGCCTTAGCAATGGCATCCGTAGCCGTGCCCAAATCAACGCCAGTGGCTGCTGCGATGTCGAGGGCCAGCGTGAGGCCATCTTGTGCCGAAGTCATCTCTCCGGTCACCTGGACAAGCGAGGCAAGGGCTGGACGTAGCTCATCGTCAGCCACAGCCGCCGACATCATCGTG